ATATGCATAGAGGCCTATCGGTAGAATCAGGAAATAGATACTTACTTGTATTTTGGTTAAAATGTATAGAAGAATAGGGTAAAATTTAAAAATGAATAGAATAGACAATTCAAATAAAGGTTTAGCAGCCCTTGGACGAGGTGGAGACACAAAACTCGCTCACGTCATGACAGGAGAAATGGTAGTACCAGCAGTTATCTCTCCAGCTACAAGAAAAATAATTGAAAATGAAATGGTGGCAGTAGGGCTTGATCCTAATGAATATACTGTTGGCGAAGGTATGTCTATCAATCCTATTACAGGCATGCCTGAATTTGGTTTAAGAAAATTTCTAAAAAAAACTGCTAGAAGCGTAAAAAAAGTAGTTAAGAAAATAGCACCTGTTGCAGCTGTTATACCTGGTCCTTGGACTCCTTTTGCCGTTACTTATCAAAAAGGGGCTGCTGCACTTAAACTTGCTAAAGGTGAAGGTGGTCTTGGTGACATCATGACCGTAATGGCTGGTGGAAGTCAAAAAGTATTTGGTAAAGATGGCGCACTTCAATCTATAACCTCTGGCGATTTTAAAAATATTGGTGGTGGCTTTGGAAGCGCACTTTCAAATATTGGTCAAGTTGATAAATTAGATAGTCTTGGAAATGTAGTTGAGGGAGAAACTGTATTTAATCCTCTAAGATATGGTCAAGAGATAGGTAAAACATATGCAGAAGATCAAAGAAAAGGATATGGAGGAATATTTAGTAATGTAGGCGGAGCTGATACTATGGGAGGCCAAGCTTTTGATACATTTACTTCTGCTGGAAATCCAGTAGGCAACATAATGAACGCTGCATATACACCTGGTATGGATGGGCAGATGATGATGGCATCTGATCAAGGTGGTGGAGGAGACATAACTACTTGGTTAAACAGCAATTTTGACATAAACGATAGCATTACTAATCAAAATGGTGAAATAGCTATTAGAGCAAATGATGGAAATTATTATACTCAAGCAGAAGCTCAAAACATGTATGACCAACAACAACAACCTGGATTTTTTGGTGCTGGAAAGAAAAAAGGTCAAAGTTATGTGGGTGTAATTGAAGATTTTCTAAAAGGAAGAAAATCAGATTTTAGTACAGAAGGCTCTGGCAGAATTGGAATTGATGGAAGGGCCGTTGGTAATATTGGAAATTTCTTTCAAAAAACTCCTGGACAAAGTGCTGTTGGAAAAATAGAAGATTTTATAACGGGCAAGCAATCTGATCCAGTAAGAGAAGGCGGAGGATTTCTTGAAAGTTCTTCAAGTCAATCTGGAGGAGGCGGGCTAAATGCAGCGGCATTAGCAATGGCTGCTTTATACGGTAAAGCTGTTAAAGATGCAACAAAAAAAACCGAAGGTGGTTTAACCGATATTAGACAATCAATAAGACCAGATCTTAATCCAGCTCCTGTATTTGGTGGTTTTGATTTAGGTGTAAGAAAAGCTGCGGCCTTTGGTGGTCCAATAGGTTACGGCAGACAACAATTTAATAAAGGTGGCTTGGCTGCAATAGGCGAACTAGATATGCGAAATGGTGGTGAGTCAGTCGGTCCTGGAACAGGAACCTCTGATGATATACCAGCTATGCTTAGTGATGGTGAGTTTGTTATGACGGCTGCTGCTAACAACGGCGCTGGTGGTTTTAAATTTAATAAAACAAAAAAAGGTATTGAGTTGATAGCATCCAGTAAACCAGATAGAGAAAAAGGTGTAGAGGTAATGAATAAACTAATGGACACATTTGAAAAGTATAACGCTTCAGGGAGTATGGCATAATGGCTAATACAGTAGATCCCGTACTTCAAAGTCAGATAACAGCCGAAACAATAACAGACCCGCTTGTACGGGCTTTATATTTTGGTACTGACGGCACTCCTGGTTTTTATAATCAATTACAACAAGCTGGTGCTAACTTAATAGGAAGTGATGTTCCTTTACAACAAACAGCTGGTTTAGATCCATTAGAAACTCAAGCAAGACAAAGAGCGCAAGCTGGCCTTGGTGCATTTCAACCATTCTTTACTCAACAACAAGATTTAGTTAATCAAGCTATAGAACAATCTAGAAGAGCGGAACAATTACAAGATCCTTACTTTACTCAAGCTCAAGATCTTATTCAGGGTACCGTAGGTGCTTATGATCCTAGCATGACAGAACAATTCTACAATCCTTACGAGAACGCAGTTGTTCAACAAACTATTGATGATGTAATGAAAGCTGGCGATCAACAAGATATAGCGGCAAGAGCGCAAGCTATTTCAGCTGGTGGCGAATCAGCTTTTGGATCTAGGGCAAGGCTAGGCGCTGAAGAAAGAAGAGAAGCGCTTGGTAGAGGTCTAGGTGATGCACTATCAAACATTAGATCAAGAGGTTTTTCACAAGCGCAACAAACAGGTCTTGGAGAATTTGCAAGACAAAAACAAGCAGAAAGGTCTGCGGCTTCAGGTCTGTTAGGTATAGGCGCACAAAAAGGAGCTAGCGCTTCTCAATTAGGATCTCAGTTAGCAGGATATGGCGGTCAACTTGCTGGTATTGGTCAAAACTTAGAAGCATTAAACAGAGGTCAAAGATCTGAGTTAATGGGCCTAGGTGCTACTGGTAGAAATATTGCAGATCTACAAAATCAAAGACAATTTACTCAACAGTTGCAACAGCAAATGAGGCCGTTACAAACTATGCAGGGTATTGGTTCTTTACTGCCTGGCTACAAACAAGCAGGAAGTCAGATTGATTCTACATACGGTATGGCTCCTGATCCAAGCGCTCAAGGTCTTGGGGCAGCTTTCTCTGCTTACGGAGCTTTAGTACCTGGCCAAGGAAACTAACATGAACTTTCTTAATAGAAGAATGTTTGCAAATGGTGGTGGCGCTAGGACAATTGGCGATTATCAAATAAGAGATAGGTTGACTGGTGAGATTCTAATTGATTTAAGTCAACAGCCAGATTTTATAAACACTCCTTTGTTTAATCCTTACAAAATTTTATATGATGATACTTTAGAAAAAGGACCTGCGGTCTTATCTATTTTACAACAGTTTCAAAAACGAGATGCTCCACAAATAGGCCGATTTCAAGCACAAGAAGATCTTGGCACAAATTTAACAGATTTAGGATTTAGTGCATTAAGAGGTACAGAACCATTTATTAGGGGTGGATCAAGACTACTTGGCGAAACTTTTGGTATTCAACCTCTAAAAGAGTTTGGAGGAAAACAAGAGTTTGATCCTTCTATAGGGCTACGCGGTATAGATTTATTTAAACCAACATACGATAGTTATGTGCCAACAGATCAAGAAAGATCAAGATCAATGATAAATCTTTTAAAACAATCTAAAAACTTAAAAGAACAATCTAAAAACTTAAAAGAGAAAGCAAAAAATGTTTATTCTAATCCAAATGTAACATCAGCAACAAATATGTTTTTTGATGCACTAAGATCTGGTGATGAAAAAATGTCTGATTATTTTGGAGTTGACCGAGTTTTTGAAGATAAACCTGAGCAACAAATTCAAGACTTTCAATCAGAAATTAACGAATTTGTTGGGCCAACTAGACCTAGTGCTGACGTTGTAGATGAAGCGATTGTTACTGAAAGTTCTGGAGTTACTCCTAGGTTTGAAAGCGAAACTTTAAGTTTAGAGGGTGGCCCTTTTGATATGGAAACTAGAAGACTAGAGTATCAAAAAGAAATGATTGACAGAGATGAGTTTGGAAATTTATTGCCTGAAGGAAGATTAGAACAAGATGATGAGATTGCAACTCTATTAGATGAAATTAAACCGATAGAACAAAAAGTAGATGTAGATAAAACTGAAGCCGATACTTTAGCAGAAAATGCAGCTAAGTTTGGAGGCTTATCTCAAGAAGAGTTTAGAGCAACAATAGATGATGCTGCAATTCCTAAACTTCCAGAAATTGAAATGCCTATTGTAGGTGCAAGTATTGAAGAACAAGAAGAACTTAGAAAGCAAAATGATCCTATAAGTAGAAAATTAGATCAACCAGGATTCTTTGGTTCTGATAGATTTCTTAACTTTATTAGAAACGTAGGTGGCGAGCTTACAAGAACTGGTCAAATGGGCGCAGGTCTTGCAGGTGGTGCATCTAAAGCTGCTGAAGAAAGAGCTGCAAGAGAACTAATGGCCGATAAAGAAGAAAGAGATTACCGTATGAAGTTGAGGTTAGCTAAAGCTGAAGCAGACTTAGAAGCGCGTAATAAAGCAGCTGAAGGTATAGACCCAAGCGACATAAAAACGTTTACTGGATTTGAAGACGATATAGGAAATGCCCTTTCTCAATTTGATGAAAGTGAAAGAATTGTTAGTGACATTAATCAAATTCTTAATGAAGACATAAAAGACCCTGGAGCTTTTGGAGCAAGAGGTTTTCTTTCTAAAATTAACGACAAACTAAGAAATGCTGCTGGTTATGGGGAAACAAAATGGGAAAACTTAGACCCAGCAGTTAAAACGCAAGTCATACTTGATGTAACGGCACAAAGATCTGTAAGACAAATTCTTGGAGAATCAGGTAAAACTATTTCTAATTTGGACAGAGATATTGTTGCTAGGATATTTGGTAATGTAAATATATGGACATCACCAGCAGAACTTTCTAAATTATTAACTAACAGCAGAGATAATATTGTAGAAAGTATGAGAAAAGATCAATCAACGGTTATTTCAAGAGCTAACGCAATAGGACAAGGAGGATATAATTCTCCAGCATTAATGGCTAATGAATCATTAATTAATAGAATTCTTGGTTTTAGTTTTGATGATATTGAAAACTATAAACTTGGTGAAAACTCCGCAGGTTATATTGAGACAACTTTATAATGCCTAGGTACAAAGTTAATATTGCCGAGGATGTATTTGAGTTCGTAGATGCAGATACAGAAGATGAAGCAAAGAAAAAAGTTAAAGCAATAATTGCAACTGGCGCTGTTTCTCCGTTTTATGACAAATTAAATTTTGATTATGAAACAGGCGTTAGAGGCGAGTTTGAAAGAAAAGTAGATAAAGGAACAGAAAAAGAAGGTGTTCTTAGAAATTTAAGAGCGCAATTAGCCAGAGCTGAAACAAGTGGAATTATTGGATTTAAAGAACAAGATCAAGTTTTAAGTAATTTTGTAGGATCTTCAGGTTTTACAAGAAACACTAAAGGACAAGTAGCTTTAACCCCTACAGGTTTAGAAGAGCTAGGATTGCCTATTCAATATAGAGAGCTTTCTGACGGGTCAAAATTACCGTTAAATACTATTATTGATGAAAATGATTTTGGTTTTAAAACTGGAGATCTTGCAGACTTTGCTGGTATTGCTGGACCCATAGGAGGAGCAATTGCTCTTATGTCTCCTCAATTAAGAATCATTAAAGGACTAACAGCTGCATTTGGCGGTAGAGCCAGAATAGCAAGAATGGTTGCTGCTGGAACAGGCTCATCCGTAGGTAAAGCTGCGGAAGAAGCATTAGATTATCAAGAAGGTTTTCAACTTCAAGAAAGAGACGAATTAAAAGATCTATTTGGTGGTGAGTTTCTGTTTGGATCTATTGGTCAAGGTGTAGGTGAACTTATTGGGATGGGGTTTAAATTATTTTTAGGTAAGAACGCACCAACAAAAGATTTAAGATTAAACAGACAGATGGCTAAAGGTAGGTCTGCTAATGATATTTTAAAATTAGATGCAAGTCTTGGCAAAGAGGCTACAGAAAAACAAATTGCTAAAGCCATTAGGGACGGTAAAGTAAAACAATTTGATTTTGCTGGTCTTGCGTCTCAAGCAACTTTAGGTAGAAAGCTTCCTGGAAGGTTACAAGATATTTCTGAACAAGTGCTTGGTAACACCAGGGATAAAGAAACAGCCTTGTATTTAAGAGCAGAAGTAGACAGTTTATTAAAAGAAATTGGTGGTGAAAATGCTTTACTACAAAAATCTATTTCAGATGCAACCAAAGGTAGTCTTGATGAACAGGTGCAAGCAAGCTTACAAAAATTAAGATTAAAAGAACAAACTGTTACACAACAATTAAGAAAATTATTAGATGATGTTGTGGATGATGCAATTGAAGTTGGTAATTATGGTGACGCTCCAACCAGAAGAATGTTGGGAGAAGAATTAAAAAATAATTTATCAAGAGCAAGAAGAGAAGTAATTATAGATCTTGGTCAAAAATATAGAAATGTTGATGGTATGTTTGGCGAGCTTACATCTATAGAGGGAAAAACTGGAGTAGATAAAAGTATAGCGGTTAGCTTAGACAGGGTAATTAGAAATATTATTAATGACAGTATTGAAGATTCTAGAAAATTAATTGATAGTCATAAAAAATCTGATTATCTTTGGGGGGTAAACAACAGAGATGAATTAGATGGTGGTATTGTTGCAAAAATAGAACAAGCACTTATGAAATTTCAAAATGATGTAGCCGATCCAACTAAACCCGTAAGTTTATCTCATGTAAGAAATGCTTACTCAAAACTAAATACTATATCAAGAGATACTTTAGAGGCTAGCCCAGAAAGAAAAGTTATTATCGACATTATGCGTAAGCTTGATGACACTAGAGTTAATCAAAATGGAGAAGTTTTTAAAAGAGGACAACCAGATAGCATACTTAGTAAATTAGAAATTGAAGGAGAATCTCAGTTTAATATAGAATTAGGTAAAGTATTAAAAAGAAATCAAGAATTAAATCCAGACGCTTTTGGAGATAATCTTGAGTTTTTTGATGAAGGCCTTAACAACTTAGCTTTAAAACAAGTAAATAATGCAATAGCTCAATTAAGAGAAGTAAATGGAATTGCTGCTAAAAGAATGGCTCCATTTGATAGATTAGAAATTAAAAAAATTATTTCTAATTCTCAGAAAGGTGCATTTGATGCAGATGATGTTTATAAAAAAGTTATCTTAAATGGAGAAAAGAAAAATTTAGATGACATATTTGCTGGTTTAAAACAATATGACGAGTATATGGCTAAGGCAGGTAAACCAGCTAATGCCGAACAAACACTTAAATCACAAATTAAAAAAAGATTATTTGCTGATGCATTTAGAGCATCAACAGATGTAGTTGACGAGTCAATTAATTTTACTGAATTTGCAAAACAAATAAATAAATTTGAAAGAGATTATCCTGGCAAATTAGATTCATTATTTACTGACTCTGCCACAGGAAGAAACACAGCTAAACTTGTAAGAGACACTATCGCTCAAGTTAATAAAATCAATCCAAGGTTAAAACCTCAAGACATTAAAAATTTAGTAAATGATTTTACAACTAACATCAAAGGATTAAGTTCTAGTGATCAAGGCCTTGCATTTGTCCAAGGCTTAAAACAATTGGCTAAAGCTTCCGAAGATAGAATTAAATTAGAATCTAATAGAGCTATTTCAGACCTACCGTTAAAAGGAATAGACGAGACGGTTAACATAATTTTTAGACCTAACGCTAATGCAAACATTCAAATCTTAAAAGATACCGTAAGCGATGAAGTGTTCACCAGCATACAGCAAGCAAGTATGCAGAAGCTTTTGTCTAAATCTATAGATCTAAATGGTAAGGGTAGAATTACAGATTTATTTAAACCAGGCAATTTAAAAACAGCTTTAGATTCTTATGGAGATGAAACTCTAGATGCTATGTTTGGCAAAGAGCTTACTCAAAGTCTTAGAAACTTTCAAAAACAAATTGATATATTAACTAAACAAGAAGCAGGAAGAGGCGGAGCAGCTGGTGGATTGGTTGCTGCTGGTATTGGTGCTAGCTTGGCTCTTAATCCAATAGCTGTATTGCCTACGGTTCTATCTTTAGCTGTTGCTAGAAAACTATTCGCCTCTCCATTTTTTGTACAAGTGGCATCTAAAACAGACAAAGGTTCGGTCATAACTGCTGTTGATATGACCGAACAAGCAATCAGACAAACTTTAATCAGAGAGTTGGGTTTGCAAGCTGAAGAAGCTGGATCTATAACCAGAGATATTATGAATGGAGCCGTTACCAAATTAGAATTAGAAGAATTATTAAATCCTGCAAAAGATTTAATAAATCAAACTGTTACTGGAGTAGAAGATATAGAACAAGAAGCAAGACAAAACTTACGCTCAACTCAAGCACCTGTTGTTCAAAACATACCTCTACCAGATATTTCATCAATTGAAATGCCTAACCTAGATCCTTTATCACAAGAAAGATTAGATCTAGACGAACAGTTATTCGGTAGACCTTCTAGGCTTGGGTAATACTTCTGCCGTTTACTTCAATTACTTTCCCATCAAAATTATTACAGATCTTTCTAATTAAAGCATTATTATAAATAGGGTGAGTTGCATATAACTTTTGTTTCTCCATCCAGGCTTCTTGTTCTTTAGTAAGTTTGGTTGTTGGTGCATTCTTTCTCATCAGAAACCTATTTCATTACGGTCCATACCCAAAGGCTTATCTGATAAGCAAATCCATTCTTCTAACGGTATATGTATGTAAGGTTCGTTATCTTCGTCATAAGTCGGATTATCACTTACATTCATTCTGACATCATAAACAAAGTCTTTCTTCCATTCATGCATATAAATACCATCAGTCATAGCATAAACAATAATGAATGGTACGCCTGTTGCTAATGCAAACGAAGATCCTTTTCTAAGTTTATTCGTAGAAATTATCAAAGTGTCATACTTGTCATACGCAAAGGTACGACATTTAACTTCGCACCAATAGTTTTTTTCTTGTGACTCTATCCAATAATCTAGTGAATAACTTGTAGGTAATTTATGACAACTAACTCCCCAAAGGCCCTCTAAAAATCCTGCTACTCTTTCTTCTCGTTTCTGATCTTCTCTGCTTTCTAATGATGGTGTTTTCATAATTACTCCTTTATCCATTTAAATTTCATTTGTCCTGTAACTGGCTGCCACTCTCTTCCAGGTCTTGTAGTCCACCCTTTACCTTTATCCCAGCCACCAGTTTGACCAACAATTTTATAACCTGCGGCTTTTAAACTAGAACCAGACTCTTCTTGTAAGGTATATGTAATTAACCTTTTCCCTCCCATTTGATTCCATATTCTCCAACATTTACCATATAAAAAAGAGTTTGAATTTTTTGGGCTATCATCATTCACACAAACCCTAACAGCTTCAGCTGTAAAACCATCATCTAATTTTCTAGCAACTGGCCTTCCTACAATTGCTACTCCAACTAATTCATTATTAAATGACGCTCCTATAGCAAACTTAGCTCCTCTGACTGGTTTGTTATGCCTATGAAAATTTTCTACAAATAAATTTGCATCTTTTATAGACATAGGAATAACAGTTAATTTCACTCTTCAAAGAAGTTAGGATCTACGGCAACAAACCTTTTAGTTGGTCTACCCTTACCCCCAACTTTTATTTCAATTTCCTGGATTTCTCCAGCATTTTTTAATCTTTCAATAATCTCTTTTACTTCATATGACTTCATACTTCTGAATAGTTCATGCCTATCTACTTCTCTTTTAGATATACCTTCTCCATTTCTGGATCTAATAAATGATAAGACTTGTTTAATTTTAGACTCTGTTGCAGAACTTGCTACCTTATCTCTACAAGCTTCAATAAACATAAGATCATAGTATCTAATGTAATCAATCGCCCACTTAGTTATATCGGCTGTAATCTTTGTTGCATCAGCACTAGAAGCTAAGGTGGCAAGCAAAGACAATCTCATAGCCTTTTCTCTGGATCTACTGAGCAAGGGTTCTAAGTTATCTTTTTCTAATATGTCTTGTCTTTTAATAATCTCCCGAGCAAAGTCTTGTAGCAATTCTTCTGACGGTTTATCAAACTCTAGTACAGTTTGGTTTAGATCTAACTCTGCATTATCTCTTGCTGCATCAGATAAATTACCTTTCATTCTACGAACATAATTAACCCAGTTGACTATACTTGTAGGTGGTTCTTTAAATCTTTTTAGATCTCCAACACGTCTTGGTTCATTAGATTCAACAACCACAAACCTGTTAAGAAAACCATCCGCTATCCTTCCGCTGTTAAGTGCGCCGTAAAAGTTTTTAGGTACAGACAATCCAACTAATGTAATGGCTGGTTTATGTGTAACCCTATTCATCATCTTTTCTTTGTACTCTTCTTGTACTGCCATAAGTGAATAGTTGTCTGGTCGTAGAGTCCCATGGCAACGCCCCCAAGCTTCCATAAGTGTTTGTATGCCGTCCTCTTTGTTTGTATTACCAGCATTACTTATAGCTTCAAGTCTTTTACCAAACTCATCCATAATAGTTATTTGTGTTGGTCTTATTTTTAAAACAGAATGAACAGCACCACTTGATGTATAACCATCACCAACCACTAATTTTTCTTGATCTGAAGCATTCAGTACAGATTCAATAAATGTTTTGATGTTCTCTTTACCTTGTCCAGATTTAGCGACACCCATAAAATACATACTAGAAAAGTTATTCATGTTTGTTCTATATAATCTGCCACAAGTAACACTTGCTAATGCTAACGCTCCTACAAGAGATAGTTCTGGTTGTGGAACTTGAGCAATATCTTCACAAAAGTCAAACATGTTTTTTAACAAACCTGGTGGTGAGAATAGATCTTTAGGTGGTGTAATGCTTTCGGTTGACTGTATAAATAGTGGAGCTATCTGATTCTTACGGTCATGTGTTCTTTTAACATTATCAACAACTGAATCTACTTCTTGCTGCGGTAGTGGTGGATTATTATTCTTATTCCAGTTTTGTAAAAAGACTCTAACAAATTCTAGGTTTACATTTTTAGATATAAGATAACCTGCAATTCTAGCAGCTCCATCATTCCTAGATCCTTCCAACACACCATCCAAGGAGAAAGGTGCCGTTTGTTTACTGCTATCAATCTTAGGAACTCCTGTAATCTGTAGGAATTCTTTTTCAGTAAAGTCTGGAAGATCTGAGTGGTCATGTACTTTCCAATCTGGAAACATAACAGGCTTATAAACTTGGCCATTAGCATGACGGTTATATGGAGCAATAATAAGACCACCCACACCCCTAATATCTATTAGTCGTTCAATAGGTGTTTCGTTGGTCCTTCTAGTTGCAAAGGTTGTATAGTTTTCTGGATTGTTATAATAGTAATGCATACCCTTACCAGTTATGACTTTAAATGGACAGGCAGGTAAATTCTTCTCTACCCAATCCATAGCCTCTGGTGAGTCTGCATCAACAACAACAAACTTGCCACAAACTAATGCGACAACTAAATTGTCTCTATCTTTAAACCAAGACTCTACAAGTTCCCTAGTGGGTCTTGTTTCCTTATATTGTTCCCAGCCTTTTAAAAATGACGGCGGTTTCTTGTTAGATCTTTGTAAAGGTACTACATTATATCCATCGTCATAATAAGCCAGCGCAATATCCAAGGACGAGTCATCCTCGGTAATATTGAGTTGGAACATACTATTCCTGTTCTTCTAAAATTTCAGATATAGAACCGTAAATAGATTCAAAGTCTAATCTTCCCTCTGTTGCTTGGATGATCTGTTTAGCTTGCGCTATAGATGGTTGCCTGTATCCATACCTCCAGGATTTGCATGATGCTTCAGAACAATTAAAATCTTCTGCTGCTTTTTTATGACCTAAAAACTTTATATAACCAGATAACGTATATTGATCTACTTTTCTTTCTTTATGCTTTGGTTGAACGCCCATAGTACTTAACTCCTTTAATTTTTTTGTTGCAATAGCCTTGGACCTAAAATAGTAATTAGCTAGCCAAGTTATATCGTTTTGTTTGCTCATATACTTCTCCTAAATAATATGATTTACATATTGTAGTTTCTTGGGTTATAATAATCAAGTTCATTTTTACACAAACTATAGGAGGGTAGATCATGAGCTTAAAAGATAAGATAAAAACACCTGATAAATTGGTGGACCAACAAGGGGCCAAGCTTCTTGTATATGGTCAAGCGGGGGCTGGTAAAACTTTCTCAACACAAAGTATGCCAGGTAGAGTTTTAGTCATTAGTGCGGAAGCTGGCTTGCTTTCCATTAAAGATGCGCCTAACGTATCTGCTATTGAAGTATCTAATTATGATGATCTAAGAGAAGTGTATGCTGCTCTTAAATCTGGTGAATTAGACTACGATAGCGTATGTTTAGACTCTGTATCAGAGATCTCTGAGATCTTGTTGGTACATGAGAAAGGTAGAAACAAAGACGGAAGAATGGCTTATCAAAACGTAAGTGAAGCTGTTACAAGTCTAATGAGATCATTTAGGGATCTAGATATGCATGTCTTATTTCTTTGCAAAGAAGGTAAAGAAAATAATGATGGTGTATTTTTCTTTGGTCCTAAGATGGCAAGTAAACCTTTGGGGGATGCAATTACGTATTTCTTTGATGAGGTTTTAGCACTACGAGTTATCGAAGATCAAGATGATGACGGTAATCCCGTAGCTGCAAGGTGGTTACAAACAAGGATAGGTCAAGGCTACACAGCCAAAGACCGTAGCGGTAAGCTAGAAGCCTTTGAGGAACCAAATCTAACTGCTCTAATTGCAAAATTAGGGTTTACTATTAATGTTGAAAGTAAGGAGAGTGCGTAATGTCAGATTTTGATGGCGTTGATTTTTTTGAGAATGCGGAGCAAATGGAATCGAAAGGTCCAGAGGTTGCTCCAACTGGTGAGTACGAGGCAAAGATTATTGCTGCTGAGAAATATAAATCTAACAGCGGTAATTGGACGCAGAAGGTAACTTTTCAAATTGATGGCGGTAACTACCGAGATCATAATGAATGGTATAACTTATGGTCTGCTAATGAAGATTCAAAAAGAATAGCAAGTGAGATATTTAGTCGGCTTGCTCTTACTTGTGGATTTAAGAAGCTACCAGATCTTGCAAAAGATTTTATTGGTAAGCAACTTAGACTTGGTATTAGACAGTATGAAGACAACTGGACTAATAACGAGGGCCAAGCTGTTACTTCTTTGAAGACTAAAATCATTAAGATGGAACCTTCAGAGATGAAACCAGCTGCACCTGGAGATAAACCTCCGTTCTAGGTGATAAGGAAAGAAGGGGGCTATATGCCCCTTTTTTTTGTGTTTTGAAAAAAAACGACCTTCTGAGAGGCCGCTGGTAAGCTTTTCTTACCCTACCCTAGGGTTTACCCTTAACGAAGTTATCACGTTTTTGGGGTATTTGGATCTATAGCTTTTAGGTAAAGTTCTTGCCAAAATTTAACCTTATGTAAGAGATCGTTGTTTTCTTCAATAAGTTTTTCTAGATCTATTTTGTTATCATCTCCTGGTATGCAAATAGAAAAGAATATTTTATTTCTATCTACCTCGGTTTCAAACTTTTCTCTTAATAAATCTGGAATGTTTGCAGCGTTTGGATCTACAGCATCAACATAAAACTTTGCTTGGACCAAGACCTCTCTTTCTTTTTTTAGTTCAGTCATCTTCTTTCTCTCCAGAACCACCAGGCAACTGTTCTACATCAAACCAACCACAAGGATAATTTATCATTACATATTTTCCAATCTTTCTATTGCCCAATTTAAATAGACAACTGCTTTTTTTAGATCCGAGATGTTAGATCCTTTTAGATCTTCTCTCCAAATATATTTAACGGCATTACCTTTGCAAAAACCTTTAAACTCTTCTGCCGTAAGCATAGATCTCATAGCCTGTATATACTCTATCTCGCCCCTAGTGTAATGGGGTGGTTGGTTTACTGGATCATGTTTCCCCTTGCTCACTTCCTATCTCCAAGATCTACAGTCACAATATTAGGTGAGTTATAGATCGTAGCTTCTTGACCGTTTAATACAGCGTTGTATTCGCCTAGTAAATGTTCAAGCTTTAGCCAACCAGAAGTCATGTCATCATGATTCATTTTGAAGATCTTACTTGCAAAAGGTTTTTTCTTTTCTTGCGCAACAAAGATAAAATCAGCTACATGAAAGCCAGCTTTCTCAAAGCCACGCTTATACCAAGCTGCTTGAAGATCATACTGATACTTCTTGATAGATGAAGTAAAACCTCGAACTGAGCAATCAGTCGTAGTTTTATAATCAACAAGAATAATAGAGTTAGACTCATGAGGCGTATTAACAGGATATCTAAGCACATCTGATTTAACTTTAAGCAATAGATCCTTTTCCCACCAAAAGATTGCTCTTTCAAATGGAGAGTTGAACACACTTGGGTATTCTCCCTCATCAGCTGATAGATGTTTAATGCCTTCTGGTATCAAGGCTTCTTTCATACTGTAAAGAGTGTCTTTATCTTTAGCAGTAATGACGGTTAATCCTCTGTCTTCATACTCCTTCTTTAACTCTTTGTTAGCGTTAGTGTATGGAGATCCACTCAAGCACACCACATCATTCACAAAAGCTTCCTCTCCCTCAACAATAAGTGAGTGAGCAGCAGTTCCAAACTTCATGGCTGGGGTAGTCTCATGTTCTTCTTCAAATGCATGAAGCTGACTCTGACCAAACCTTCTAATGTTTGATGATGAGATCCCTGGTACTGAATGATAGAAGTTATGTTCCATATCTGGGAAATAGACAGCATCCCCAAGGACCATATGTTCTTCGTTCTCTAAGATTTCTGGCATTATCTTCATGACGCCTCCTTCATGCTATCAACGGCATCTGTAAGTTTATTAACAATCTCTGTTAGATCTGAGATGTTAGCCTTCAGTTCAAACAAAGTGTAGTTAAGACGATCTTTAGTGATCTCCCTTTCGTTTGATGCATTTAAGATTGCATCTATCTGTTCTTTAGTTGTTTGCATATTACTCTCCTAAGTAAATGTGTTTCATTGCATTTTAAAGGAAAAAGTCTATAATGTCTACATATAGAAACTTTAGGAGGTTACAAATGGGTAGAACAAGCGATATGTATATGTTAATGCGTTTGTCTTATGACCAGGCTGAGAACGATCTGGCTGATAAGAAAACGAATAATCTTGTGGGGGCCTACAAGAAATATCACAAAGAAAACTTAAACTTTGAGTCATCTTTTCCAGAAGAAGAGGTCCGTATGTTTCATAACGAAGAGTTTGAGAACATTCAAATAGTTTAGTTCGCGTCATTCAGCAATTAAGCTGGATAGTCTGCATAAGTATCGGGGGAGCTTGGCGAAACAATCCCCCGCTTTTATATAAGGAATAAAAATATGAGTAGTACAGAGTTAATACAAACAATCGTGAGCCAGTTCCATAGTCTTTCCAGGTCTGAAAAGCTAGAACTTATTGATATATTGATGCGTCATGTTGCGAATGAGGTCAAAAAAGAAGACCTAGATAATTCTACTAAATAAGTTATAGTTAATTAATGACAGTCAAAGTAGTGCCAATCCAAAGCAAAATGCAAAAGCCAACTCTAGCTGAGGTGGTTTCGCGTTTAGAGAATCTTTTTAACAATTACACACTAAGAGGCGAGGATAAGTTAAGCGTTGTTTTAACTTCATTAAGCTATTGTGTGTGGAGTCTACAGAAACTTGTAGAAGATGATGATGATAAGCTGCTGCATTTAGTAGATGAGATCCTCAATCAGTATGTAGAACTAGGTGAAACTGTCATAGAATTTACGCCAGATAATGACTAATCTATTATTGTCTTATTTTTGTCATAAATGTATGACGCAAGAAAACATGACAAGAATGCGGGTTTGACGATTATTTTATTTTTTTCATTTTTGTCACAGGAAAGAAGGAAATATAGATAAATAAGTAATAAATATCTTGACGAAGTAATTTGTTGTAAGGTATCCTCTCAATACACTTTAGGGTAAAGTGGGGGTAGGTATTATTATTTCCCTCACTCTAATATGCTTAAAACAATATGGGTTATAGAAAAAATAAATTAGAATATGAACCTATCCTTTCTCCAGAAGAAGAAGCTCCCATTGAATTCGCTAATCTAGACAATTCACTCAATCGCAGACAAAGAAACTTTATTTGGCAAGCTGTCAATAATCCTCGGCTATCTCTCGTAGAATGCGCACATAAGGCTGGGTATAAAGATGCTCGGCAATCTGCCAATAAGCTCATGAATCATCCAACTATTCGTAAAGAATATAACTATCTGATGAATGAAGCTAAGAAGAAGTATGAGTTAAATTATGATAGAGCTGTCCAGGATCTATATGATATTAGGGACAAGGCCCTCGAAGCGGGGTCCTTTAATGCTGCCATATCGGCACAAAATAGTTTATTAAAGGTCGGGGGTCTTGTAGTGGATAGAAAAGAAGTTATGTTCGGGAAGGTTGATCAAATGAGTCGGGAAGAAGTAGAGAAACGACTTGAGCAGCTGATGGGGAATGTGGTCTTAGCCAATAAAACTGACGGTCTTCTGGATCCAGGCGAGCTGGAAGATGAGGCTGATAGTTTAGAAAGATTGGAACAGGAAGATCTAAAACAGGAAGTAATAGATCAAGCTACGGATTTAGAGGAAGAAGAGAGTTTTGATTAGTTCTGGTTAGGTCTGTCTAAAATAAATACAAGGATGTATAAGAATAGTGCTAGGTAAAATAAGAAACTCATGAGAGTGTGGCACTCATAAGATACATACTTTTAGGAGAGTAGAAGATATATTGAATCAAATCAAACAAGTACCACTCTCGGATTGTATCGAGATTAATCATAATTAGCAACAATTCTAAGGCCTTCTATTCTGTCTTGGGGTGTCTTAAACCAATAAGATTTAATCGGTTCTTTGTCTTGATTTAGATAAACTTCTACGCCATATGGAAGCGAAGCATTAGGTTTGTCTTGTTTGACAATTACATAACGGTATCTTTTCATAGGCTCTCAAAGTATTTGACTGCGATAAAAATACCAATCAGTACGGTTAGCCAAATAAGAAAGCCTACGCCGAATATATATCCAATTATCTCAATCATTTCTAAAATATCTACCAAATGAATTTATAAATAAATGTCTACGCATAGGTTTGTTTTGTGTTGTCTTGGGTTCTCCCCCTTTACTGATGTCGGTTATAACTCTGCGTCCACTTGCATAATCAAGCTGTCGGTAATCTTCTATATCTTTATTCTTTTCATGCTTTTGAAAGTAATAACAAGTAAGAGTGGTATCCATTCTTTCTTCCAGGGTTTCCTTCCTGCGTTTTTCTACTTGGTCTGAATATTGGGTCATGTTATCTCCTATTATTATCTTCAGTTATTATTATATACAAAATTGCTACAAGCACTAAGAGGGTTGTAAGTTCAAAAAGTATTTCTAAAAGGTTAAGCATCTTTGCTCTCTTTAATTTCGTTTACTCTGGAATCTGGAGATTCATCTTCAGTCATTCCACATAAAGAACATGCCAAGGTTTGAGCCTTAGCATGTATAAAGTTAGTTTCACATTCACAATCCCAATAGTTAGGGTTAGTTTCAACTGTCATCTTTATGTTCCTCTAGTTTATCTTCATAAAAATATATGACTGCTACAGTTCCTTTGGTTGGACTGTCATGAATGGATAGATCAACATCTTCAAACTCGTTGTCTATTCTTTTACATAACTCATGCATAGTTAATTTATTTTCAACTGTCATCTTCAATCTCCAATTCAAATTTCCAACCAAGTTTGAGACATAAATTTTTATATGTTTCTCTACCACAAGATGACATTCGTTGATATTCCCAACCAAGATCTTCGACTAAGTTTTTTATTTCTTCACTCATTTTCGCTAACCTCTAAATTGATTTCTAAGTCGTTGTCAAAGTGTTCGTTATGTTCTTCAATCGCATCTTTAATTTCTCTGAGCCTATAACTTATCTCCCAAGCTGACTTAGATCGTCTGTATTCTTGGTGTTCTTTCTCTGCAATATTATTTTTTGTAGAGTGATAAAGTGCTATCTTTTCAGCGTGTTCTAGTGGTAGGTCTTGGCTATTACCATAAAACTTACGGCTACCTCTACCCCTTGCTTTGAATTGGTAGCGTTCTTTATTGGCTACATTTAAAAGAAACTCTAAGACTTGATGTCCGTTAGTTAGGGGAGTGTCTAACTCCCCTGTAGGTATATCAAAAATGTTTCTTCTGATATGTTTGAACTTGTTGCGTTCTTTAAATTTATACTTCATTTTTGTACCTCGCATTTAACTGATTTTTCACAATTGTTGCAGAACACTTCATCAAGCCAACATATATCTTCTTCATGAACTAAACTGCCACCATTTTTGTTTAAGTGATTTGGATTGATTACGGCATCTTGACCTAAGTCAAGACTGCCACAATCTGCACACTTCCAAATATTCATGACTGATCACCTACGGCAATATTATTTTTTGTGAAGTACGCCCAAAGAGGTGTAAAATCTTTGTCATGTAAAGTTGCAAGATCATATCTGCCGTTTGGTAGTTTGATCATCTTGGTTTCAGCTACATACCAAGAGTTGTTTTTAAATAGGTAAATCCATTCAATATCGAACTGAACATTCATTAAAAATGCATGAATAGAATGAAATGTTTGAGGTGGGTCTTGATGAACTCTGCCCTCGTTAGATTCTATTATTGTTTCTTTAAGACTAGACTGATAGCCGTTGTCTACTAAAGCATGAGCCTTAGATTGATTGTTGTAGTGGTTATAAAGTATCTTGCCGTTGTATTCTGGGTAGCCGTCATAATGACAATACATCACTACGACTTTCCCACTTGGTTTTTGATACGCTATATTACTTCTTGTTCCCATAATTACTCTCCTAAAAGTTTGAGGGTTAATAAAATGGTAGCCTTTGTATTTCAAGAGCCAGACTACCAAGACTCATGCAATTTCAGTTATGTTATTTAAAGTCGATAACTGGACGCAACGTTCAAGATCGACTGCAAGAAATATTTCTTACTCTTTAATACTACTAAATGTATCCAATATATGCAAGGGTTTTAGGGTACAAAATGTATTTATTTTTTATAGTTATATTTACGCACATATGGGAAATTAGAAAGTTAATCGCATCCCCCCTCTCTTTCCCTCTCTCCCCCACAAAAAAGCTAGGAAAAAATCGGGTCGGGTCGGGCTAAGCTAAAGAATATTAAATGAGGGGTGTATTGCTACACATAACACAACACAACAGAGCTTCCAGATCCTTCCAGGAGACGCCGTTGATGGTCTTGAAAGGTTGATAAATCATTCGGGTCGGGTCGGGTCATTTGAATCGGGTGTCGGGGGTCGGGTTTACTGCAAGGCATAACACATGATAACACACCAGAAGGATTCCAGGGGATCTGCCGTCTTCCAGATCTGAGCTGGGACGCCGTTGATGGAAGAAAAATACTTACTTAAATAGTTTACAATTTGTATACATATCGTGTTATACTAATGTTTCATTTAAACAACATACTTTTAGGAGGTATATAAAAATGAAAACCAATAAGCAAGAAAGAGAGGCAATCGCTAATCGTTTCTATAAAAAAATGGAAGCCCAAATGGAATTAAAAAATGAGGGTTTTAAAAAATCGCCTACTTACAAAAAGCTGACCAAGTTAAGTAAAGAAAAAAAGAAGATACTTGAACAAGCTAATGAGATAGGAAATGAAATACAAAAAGGTATAAATTCTTTTAACGAAGAAAATAAATCAGAGTATTGGAATTTAACTGATAGTTATAATTATCGTCATGAAAACAAAGATTTTTATTTGCAATTAGAAAGTTCTTGGAGTGTTCAAACTGATTTATGCAACGCAATCTTGATTGCTCAAGTTGGGGCAGAGACAGTTGCTGACTTGATGAAAGTTTTAGAAGAGGAGGTGAGGTTATGAATTGATTAACTCACTTTAATCTTAGCCCGATTTATTCGGGCTTTTTTTTGTCGGGAAATCGGGGTCGGGCTTTTGGATTTGGCAAAGCAGTTAACACACACATAAGATACACACAAACACAAACACACCAGGGGGGTTGCAGCTGGCCCAGGAGAAGATGAAATAGATCTATAATTAGTAGTTGACAGGTTGTAACCAATCGTTTTATAATGAACTTAATTAAATGTGCATGACTCGTCTCGGAAGATCAGACTCACAAACAAGGGGCAAAGCCCAACGCCTGTAGAGGCAAAGAAATATTTCTACTTGTACTTGTCACCACCATACTTAAAGCCCCTCTTTTACGAGGGGTTTTTTTTGGGCAGCAGGATGGTCGGGGATCTAAGTCGGGGATGGTAATACGCCTTCTAGCTCTGCGAGGCTAGGAGAAACACACAATACAAACACAAGAGATCTGGCCACGCAGCTCTGGCCAGGACAACAGTACTGGTCCAAAGATATTTAAATTAATAGTTGACAAGATGTAACCATTCAACTATATTAAAAGCTCATTAACTTATTTAGGAGAAAGAAGATGAAGAAAGTAATATTAATAGATCCGTTCAATCAAACGGTAGAGATGAAGCAAGCACCAACGGACCAAGAGTCTTTTGATTATAAGAGTCTGAGGAGCATGATGGAATGCAGCTTAATGGATGTAGTTCCGCTGGGTGGTGCCGTTATTATGTTCGTTGATGATGAAGGGCTGTTAAAAGACAATCGTTACTTTGCCCTGGGTGACGTGCCTTATGCAGGACGCGCTATTATAGCGGGAGAATCTGACGAGGACGGCAACTCTCAAGATACGCCCATAACCGTTGCGCAGGTGCAAGAGGTATTAACCTGGAAAGATGAAGGCCATAAAGAAGAACCGTTTATGAGCTTTACTTATGAAGACGAGAACGGCCAGATAGTTACTAAGAAGCTTGGCGAGGATCCAGAGATTGCAAAGCAAGCGTCTGAAGCTGTTGTTGAGATGGCCAGGTCACAAATCAAACTAGTCAAATGAGTGACTGTGAAAAAGAACTGCGTCACATGTGCAAAACATATGCTGAAGATGCAACTAACGGCTGCATGATGTTTTACCCAGATGGTGACGAGAACTGTCGTTATGAGGCTTACAGCATCCGCTACATAATAGACGGAAGCGGGGAGTACTTAGGCGCTAGGTTGATGATAGCGGGGGGCGGTCCTACTGTTTGGGTTGACACATTTGAAGGAGAGATCCAGGGCTTTTGGGGTTCGGACAAGTGCAGCTTTCCAATCTGGGATTACGAGTATATCGATGAGTATTGGGAAGAGATGTATAAGTGCTTGAGCTAACCATTTTTATTTACCTGCTGGTATTCCTAATGGGCGGTCGGGGTCGGGGATGAGCATCAGTTTCGGGTCGGGCCGCTCAACTGGCAGGTACCTTACACATACACAAGAGGCTTCCAGCAGCCCAGGAGATCTCTGGTGTTTCGCCTCCAGGGTTCGTCCAAGCTGGTCTGATAAATAAGTAAAAATAGTTGTTGACATTTTGTATCCAATCATTAAAATAAAAGAATAAACAAACGACTTTTAGGAGGTCAAAATGAAGATAGAAATAAACTTATATGATGAGACAGGTCAACAGGTAGTTGGCAAAGCAATTGAGACAGCTTGTAATAGTCTCATCATTAATGGTCAGCACATCATTTCAAATGGTGGCATCAACTCTGAGATGCGCGAATTAATGGGTCAGCCAACAGCTGAACAGATCGGCATGAACTTAGTTCCGCCACTTGGCAATCCCGATAACATCAACTAAAAAAACCTTGGAGGAATTAGGGGGCATCACGCCCCCTTTTTTATGGGACTCTATTTGTCAGGCAAATCGGATCGGGAATCAGGTCAGGCTGAAGGGGGGGGACAAAAAAATTGGTAGACCAGTAGAGACACACACAAGGACAAGATCTCTCTCAAACAAATTTCATTTTTTTTACATTTCATCAAAACAGGTGTTACAATCGAATTATTGTAAAATCGGTTAAGGCAGGTCTAAAGATTTATATCTCCTTTACTCCCCCCTAGGACAGGACCTGCCGACAACCACTAAGGATAGAATTATGGATGAAGATATGATGGGTATGGACGTTGCACCTGTAATGATGCCAGACCAACAAATGATGCAAGGGACTCCAGCAGGCCCAACTTTACCTAACGAATTACAACAACAAATTGATAGCTTGAGTGAGCAAGAAAAAGCCGAGGCTAAGGAAGCCCTCATGCAAATTATGAAAATTGTAGAACAAATGATGGCTGAGGGTGCTACCGAAGAACAAGTAGAACAATTCCTCCAGCAAATCGGTATGACTCTTGAAGAGTTAGAAATGGCAGAAGAAATGTTTGGAATGGGCGAAGGCGCACTTGGTTTTACCATATAATTAATATATTATTTTAAAAAGAGGTTAATATTATGAAAAGAAGAAAAAAATTGTTTGCTGGCGGAACTGCAATAAAAAAACAAGGTTCGTCTAGAATAAAATCCTCAAGTTTACCTGCAAAGCCAAAAAATAAAATGTCTCCAGCTAAAAAACAATTTGGTAAAGCAATACCTATTGCTAAGAAAAAACCAGTTGTACAAAGACCAAAACCCCTAGTAGGAACAAGATCTAAAACAGCGGGTAGTACTATGGCTAAGATTTCAAAATCTGCGCCTAAGAAATTAGCCAAAGGAGTTAACAAACCAAAAGTAAGTGGAGCAGGCATCACAAGACCAACCTCTTCAGCAAAACAAAAAATAAAAAGAAAGATTAGAACTGGTGGTTAATTTTTATGGGATTCTTTAATAAATTAAGAAAAAAGGTACGAAATAAAATTGTATCGCCAGAACTAGCTCCATTTAACAGAGGGCGATCTGTTTTGACTGGATTACGAAATACAAACAGGCGAAATATAGGTAGTGGCGTTAAATTTGGTCCGCCTCAAAAAGCTCCCGAACTCGGCGGATTGGCTGATCTGTATCGTAGACTCAACACACAATTGCAGGATAGATTGCAAAAACAATTAAGAAATCAACAAATGCGAATGCCTCAGCCTATACCAGAAAGGATGCCAGCTTCAAGTTTTAAACCTGAAGGCATGAGTGATAGATTTGCTCAACAATTAATAGATAAGGGAATAGATTTAGCAGACGAAAATTACTTGTATCAACCAAGGTTTAATCTAGCGTCTGGTAGCACAGAAAGATTTATTCCTATGCCAAAACCAGTTGGGCCAAACCCTGATTATATACCTCCAGCTGTAGCTCCAGATACATTTAATCTAAATTTTGGAATGCCTGTTATGCCAGAGGAAAGAATGGCACCTCCTGTAATGAATCAAATGCAAGGTCCACCAAGAATGATGATGGCAGCAGGCAGAGATGCAAATATGGTTGATTTTCTTAATTCAGACCCACAACAACAAATATTTGGTATAGAAACAAGAATTGGAATATTAGAAAACCAACTTCAAGAAGCATTAGCAAACAACGATAGACAATCATACGACATGATCGTAGATCAAATTAATGATGCTGATGCACAAATAATTGATATTAAAAACAGCATAAACCCATTAAGGACAAGTGGAAGACCTGAGATGGTTGGTCCTAAATTTGATGGTTTTGAAGAATTTATTACAAGTATTGGTCCTCAAAATTATGGAGATTATGTAGGCGAGCCAACTCTTGACGATATACTTTCAGAAACGATTCCAGCTCCAACATCTTATAGAGAGATTCTTGGAGAATCAGGAAGAACACTATCTAACAGAGATCTTGAAAGGCTAAAGCCAAGAGATATAAGAGCTATGCTTGGAGAATCAGGAAGAACCATATCTAATATGGATAGAGATTATCTTGACGATATACTTTCAGATCTCGAAAAAAAAAACTAGATAGCCCCCCAGAAGAATCCATCTCAGTTAAAGATGTTACCGATATCTTTTTTGATCCAACAGACCCAGTAGATTATGCAGCCTTAGCAGGAGGTCCTTTTATTAAAACAGGATTATCTGCAAAAAAAGCTAAAAGATTGTATGATTCCTTACAAAGAATTAGACAAAGAAAACGTCAAGCTCAAGTAGATTTTAAAAGAGGGCAAGCCGAAGATAGAGTGGGAGAACTT